CTTTTGTAACTAAAGATTTTTATTTAGCCTCGATGGCAATGATTGGATTACATCCAGATATGGTTAGGACTGACCAGAACAATAATGTTGTTGGATTTAGGTCAGGAGGTATTAAGCCTACAGTAGCACACAATAAAATTAATATAGATAAATCTAGCGATGGATATGGAGCTGTTGAGCAATGGTTTAATAAGACAGCCTTTAAATATAATCCTGTTCTTGATCAACTATTTACAGATTTAGGCGTAGATATGATAACATTTGCTAGTGCTAACAAACGAAATTCATATAAAGCAGGAGTTGGTTTAGAAACTGTAGATAAATTTGCCAATATTAAGCCTACTAAAAATGATGCTGATTTAGAAATGCCTTGGTATGATTATGTTAATGAAAACAATATTACTCAAAATTTAGATGATGTTCGAACAGAAATTCCTTTAGAAGCATTTAGCTTAAGAACTATCTCTAAAGAGCATGACCCTACAATAGGAGCTAATACAGGTGTGCATATGAGTGATAAAAATGGTATTGCAGAATGGATTGGATTGCAAGGTAAAATTGACAATTACAATAAAGATATATCTAGAATGTACACAGATCCATACCACAGGACAGCTTTAGCTCAAAAGGTTATGGGAGCTATGGCAGAATCTGGAGACCCATCAGCTATAAATAGTGCTATGAACTCAATATTAGTTAGAAATGGCTTAGTTGTAGAACCTTGGGCACAAAGAAGACTTGAAGAAAATCTTATTAATTACTATATAAATAATGGTTCAATATCAGGCGGTGTAGTTAAAGATGGATCTCTTGATGTGATGACAGCAGATTATGGTATTTTAGATATAAGTACCCGTTCTACAATTGCAGGTAGGTCTACAGTGCAATATTTCGGTGAGTTCCTACCCTCATACTATGCAGCACAAAAACTCTTTAAAAAGCCTGGTTCTGAGGAAAATGGAGTACATAACGTATTAATACAAAGAATTAAATATAAAGCTGAAGATGGCAATATAAGAGATGCAGATGCATTTTTAGTAGATATTCAGGGTGAAAAATTTCTTCAGGTTGAAGGTAGATATATTGATAAAGAAGGAAGACTTAGAGATATTGATGACCCTGCTAATCCTATTATTGAGCGTGACTCTAATAATCTAAGGGCTTATAAGAATGCTTTAGAAAAAGAAACTAAAGCTTATGATATGAAAGACCAAAATGACCAACTACTTATAGATAATACAACAACATTAGCTGGTGCAGCAAAAGTTTTAGAGAATCTAGGATTGAGTATAGGCATGTTAAATGTTAGACAGCCTAGAAATATGATGGGTGATGTAGTTATAAGTAAAATGGCTATTGTAGATGGTAAAGCTCATATGGATGAAAATGCAGGGAATATTAGTATGATGAATTATGTAGATGCTATAAAGCCTCAAGATGCAGACTTCGATTTTGACAAATCTTTTAATTATGTTGCTGCTCCTGGAGAATTTTGGAGAGAAACTAATAAGGTTGCTGGATTTATACATGGTTCTGGGCAAGGACAAGATTCTGCAATCAATTCTATATTTGACCCTAATATGAATGCTGAATGGTTTTCTAGATTAGCTCCTGATTTAGCAGGAACTGATAGTAGTTTTGATTTACTTCGGACTGAAATAGATAATGCTAGAGGACAATTTATCAAAATGCATCAAACAGCTACCTATTTATCCAATATATTTAAAGGTGAGGGTAGTAATTATATTCTTAATTTTGAACATAAAGGGATATTTGAGATAAAAAGCCCATATTTACAAGTAAGATTAAACCAAAATGGTAAGTATATAGGTCTTGTAGATAATATTACTGAAATGTCTAAAAGATTTATTGACATGTATAAAAAACTACCATCTAGAACTACTAAAAATGGTATTAGACGTATTCAAGATGAAATATTATTTGGGGAAAATGGTATTTTTGAAGTTGGAGTAGAAAAGAAAGATGCTCCAGGTAAATTTCAACCAATATCTGGCTATGATTTAACGCAAACTCAATTTGACCCTGTTAGACAAGCTATTAGAGCTAGGTTAATTGACCCTATTAATAGATATTTAAAATATAATAGAGGTGTTGAAACAGATCCTGCAGGCGTACAAACTAGAGCAACTATAGAAGATTATAATAGAGCATATGTGAATCTATATGATAATAGTTTAGATTTATCTAAGTCTGGAAAATGGGGGATTGATGAAAGAATAGATATGGCTCCTGGATTAAACCAAGCTATAAGATATTTTGATGAATCTCAAAATCCATATGATATAGCTATGAGAGAATTACATAATACTCATATAGAAACTTCTTCTATGAGACAAGAAGGCTCTACAGGTCAAGGATATAAAACATCACATGAATTAGTTGATTATTTTGAAAATGGTTTTGCAGACACTGATGCTAGTCCTGAAGCTCAACATAATAGGCTATTTAATATGGCTATGAACGAATACGTTAAAGATGAGTCTAGGATATTAGCTTTAGCTGATTTAGGTAAAAGAGAAAAAAGTTTAAAAATAGAAATTGAAACTCAAAAACGATTTGTTAAGACATTAGAAGAAAGCACTAGATTAAATGAATTAGAAGCTCAATTAGCTAGAGTTCAAGAAGTAAAAACTGATATGGAATCTGTTTTATCATATATGTTTGGTAAAGACGATCCTGTAACTCCTGCTACAATTATGCCTGACACTATAGGTCATGGAGATATTCCAAGAAATAGATATTTAAACAGGTCAAGTGTTCCTTTAGTAGTACTTTCAAAAGGAAAAATTAAAGAAGTAATAAAACCTAATAGATTGAATCAAACATTTATAGGTAAAAATGATAAGATTATTAAAAATGGAAGAAGGTATGAAGTTGTTGATGGAGAACAACAGCAAGGTCTTAGAATTTTACTACAAGCTTTTGGGGGGACTCCTACTATTAGAGATAATCAAGGTAATGCTAAAAGATTTAGTGATTATGAATTAAGACAATATCTTGAAACAGATTTTAGAAATATTAGAAAAGAAGTTATAGGTCTTGGAGCTGAATTAGGAGCTAAGGAATTTAAATCTAGAGAAGATTATGCAAATTATTCTATAAGAAGAAAGGTTGCATTGTTTGATGGATTATTTAAAAATATGGATGACCCTTTTTATACAAAAGCATTAATCTTAAGAATGCTTACACCTGAAGTATCTGAGCCTATAACAGCCATTAGAACTGTAAATGGTCCAGGTGGTAAAAAAGCTGTATTTGATGACATGTATCTTGAAAATAGATTAAGTGAACCAGTTATGTCATTATTGTCTGATTTGGCTAGTGGAGAATATAAGCCAGACTATCAATTAAAAGATTTTGCTAATGAAATTTTAGATGATATAGCTATTATGAAGAATACTGCCTTTATTGCATCGAAAAACCCTGGGATAGACATAGAGATAGTCTCATCAAGAATGTTTACAGAACCAGCTAGTTTAGAGGGTTATTTAACGCAAGAAAAGATGATTAATCAAACAATATATGATAGATTAGAATCAACTGATGCAAATCAAAGAGATGCTGCTAGAGTTATGGTTGATTATGCACAGGGTAAACTTGTTGATCCAGTATTACTATATAAAGCAAGTAAAATTATGGAAGCTAATGATATTCCTATAGCAGACCAATGGGGTAGGATTGAATATATGTCTAATCCTGATGGTTCATTAAGAAAATATGGTGTTAAAAAACATTTTATAAGTGAATCTGAAGCGTTAAGGCGTAAAGATTTAGGAGATAGGGGTAATGTTAAAGAATCTACTACTGATATGATGAAAAACAAATGGAGTTGTTTGAAAGGAAGTAATTAATGTCAAGTTTTTTATGTAGTTTAAGAGCGTTTGCTAAAAGAAGAGAAGATAAAATGTCTCCTGAAGACAAAACAAAATTGCATGATGAAATGCTAGCTTTGACTAAAGAATGGGACTCTGGTAAAATATATAAAAATGTTCAAGATGCAAAATGGAATAACGCTGAAACATTTGAGTGGCTATGGGAAAAATATACTCATAAATCATTAGACCCTTCTCAAAATCCTCCTAATTTTAAAGATTTAAGGAAGTTTAAATTTGGATTAAAATATTATAACAATCTAATAGGCAAGAAAGATGGATTAATATGGAGTAAATTCCATCTACCTAGAGCTGCTATGCAAAATATTCCTGAATTAAAGAAATTTGAAACTGATTTAATTAAAGAAACATCATTTTTTAGAGATTATACTACAGCTACTAATAAGCAAGTAAATGATTTTTTAACTGAATTTAAAGAATTGGGATTATCTCTTGGTGAACCTATTGAAAGAATGCCTGGAGTCCGTAGTTTCAGTAGTGCAGGGCAAAAGGCTATTAAAAAAATACAAGATGACAAGAAAATATTAGACCAAAAGCTTTTAACTACTAAGAATCTAATTGAGAAAAACAAAATAAAAGCAGAAATAAGTAAGAATCAAGAGCAATTAAAAATGTTTTACGAAAATGGGGCAGGCAGAGCATTTGAAATATTGAATAGTGTATTACAAGGGGCTAATATAGAAACGATTGATTTAAAAGGTGTAAAGTTAACCAATAAACAGAAGAATCATTTATATAATATAAAAAAGAATATGAATTTAATAAGAACTTCTGGTGTTACTGGACTTATTAAAGGGTTGCAAAAGATTAAACAGATGGCTAAAGATAAGAATCTTGTTTGGGTTGATGGGACTGTTGATAAAATTAATTCAATGATAAAAAGAATTGAGTTTCAACATCGTATTGATAAAGCAGGCAAAACTATTGATTATAAAGATATGGTTGATGATAGACAATTTTTAGCTTTAGGATTTAAACCTGATAGCAATTCGGATATGTATAGTTCTTCTGATAGAAAGCTTTCATTTTCCCCACATTATATGTCTAAATATACAGGAGGCATGTTAGGATTAATTAAAAAATTAGAAACAGCAGTAGATAGAGCAGATTTAAGTTTAGATAAAAAATTGGAATTAGAATTAAATAGATTTAATGATGTTATTACTGATGTTGCAAAACCTAGAAGTGCTATTATAGATAATTTCTACGACAATGATCCCTATTTTTTCTTAAAGAAGTATGTAAGTGATGTTGGTATATTCAACTATAAAACTCACGTAAAATCTACATTTAAAAAAGCAGTAGATACTATTACTAATGAACATTTAAATCCTTCTAGAGAAGCTGGTAGAAAAGATTTAGAAGAATCTGCTATGGGAATGTTAGACTTATTAAATGATACTTATAAAGAAATAGAACATATAGATCCTAGACAAGAAGGATATTTTACAGACGCTGTTAGAGCATTAACTTCTGTGACTTATTTTAGATTAATGGGTGGTAATATTCGTTCTGCAGCCAGAAATGCAACTCAAAGATTATATGAATTTGTTGAATTTGGAGCTAAAGCAAAATGGGATGCACGTAACTGGTATAAAAATTCAGGTTCATCTGAAGATAATATGACCAGACTTATTAGACAGCAAAAGAAACGTGGTATCCAATGGTATGATGGTAAAAGTAAAACATCTAGTATTTTTGGTAAAGATGAAAGTGGCATGTTATCTGAACAATCTCGTGGAGCTATAGAAGATGCATACAATCTAGATAAAGATATGTATGTAGATAAAAATGGTGAACTTCAAATTAAAGAAAAAGGTGAAAGAGTTACAGAATTTGTAGCTAGGAAAGCTGGAGAAGGTGCTGTTTTTGCTGGTAAAGCTCATAAAATTGTTGAGGATTGGAATAGGGCTGGTACTTTTAAAACAGCTTTTGCTTTAGCTATGCAGAATTTAGAAGCATCAGATAGAACATGGCTTTCAAAAAAAGTTTTAGGAAAACAAAATGTTAATAAGATAATGTCACAAAAAGGTGAAGATTATGTAATAACATATGATGATGTACAAAGAGTATATGGTGATAAACATGAAAAAGTTTTTAATGATTGGATTGAAAATGAA